TTACGACAAACTTCCGATACCTACCAAAAAGTCAATCCCAGTTTACAGGATGTGGTATCTGATATTACGTTACATATACTTACCAACAGTAAGAATACAAACAAAGAAGTTATTTTCAGAGATTGCTTCCCTACTGCATTGGGTGCAATTGCTTTTGATAGTGCAGCAGACGGTGGAGTTATTGTTGCAGATGTAACTTTTCAACTCCGTGATTACATTATTAAATAGTTGGTACGGTTCTTGCAGCTATACCATTGGAGGTCGTTATGAAAAGTCTGGAAGAATTATTTGAAGAAACAGAATCAGATTTAAAATTAATAGAAGATGATCTAGTGAGAGAATCACTCCGTACACCATATCTCTACGACAAGTATCTCAAAGAACACACTCTAGCTGGACTAGAATTGAAACGTTTGGAGAATGACTACCAAGAATTACTGAGGAGCAAATCCGATTATTACTTGGGAAAATCACCAAAAGAGGTATATGATGAAAAACCATTTGATAGAGTGGTCATCAAATCAGAATTACCTACTTATATAGCTGCAGATTCGGAACTCCGTGTATTAGATGAGATGAGAGAATATGCATCTATAAGGAAAGATTTCCTCAATAGAACTTTAAAGGGAATTGAAAATCGTCAATGGCATATCAAAAATGCAATCGAATGGAATAAATTTCTAAATGGTGCAACCTGATACAATTACCATATCCAAGGAAAATGAAGTCTATATGAAGGTTGATTGTGAACCTAGTATCACACAAGAACTTATAGACTTTTTTACCTTTCAGGTTCCAAATTACAAATTTATGCCTTCCTATCGACAGAAAAAGTGGGATGGGAAAATTCGTTTATTCAAACGAATAAAGGGTATATATGGGTACTATAATGGAACCTATGGTGGACTATACAATAAAATGATCGATTTTGCAGAATCACGAAAATACGGTATACTGGGAGGTGACGATTATAGGGTTATTAATAATCCTAAGACCAAAGAAATAATCGGTCATTTTGTTGATAGTCTTGATATTCATTTGGACGATGAGAAAATTACAATTAGACCGTATCAGTACATGGCTATACATGAAGCATTGATTAATAAACGATGTATTTTGGTATCACCCACTGGTTCGGGAAAATCATTGATGATTTATTGTCTAATTAGATCCTATCAACAGAACAGTAACAAAAAAATTCTTGTAGTGGTTCCTACTACATCATTGGTAGAACAGATGTTCAAGGATTTCGATGATTATGCAAGTGTAGTATCCTGGAATTCAGAGGATAATTGTCATAGGATATACGCAGGTGCAGATAGGGAAACTGAGAAACCTATTATTATCAGTACATGGCAATCGATATTCAGATTAGGTCAACCATTTTTTGAACAGTTTGGAATGGTTGTTGGTGATGAAGCACATGGATTCAAAGCAACATCATTGATTGGAATAATGGAAAAGTTGGTAAACTGTGAATATAGGATTGGAACCACAGGAACATTACCCGATGATTCAAATATAAATTTATTGTCATTAGAGGGATTATTTGGTAAGGTACATGAGACTACATCTTCAAGGGAGTTGATGGATAAAAAAATACTTGCACAATTGAATATTCATTGTATACAAATACAACATTCGGATGCAGACCGTAAAATAGTCAGTAAATTGGAATTCCAAGACGAAATAAAATTTATAGTTACTATGCCAGAGAGGAACCAATATATAGCTCAATTTGTAAATTCCGAATGTACGGGAAATACTTTGATCCTTTATACGAGGGTAGAACAACATGGTAAGGTGTTGTATGATATGATACCACAATACACAAACAAGAATGTATTTCTTATACATGGTGGAGTTGATGCCTTGGAGAGGGAAATGGTTAGAGAAACGGTAGAAAAGTCAAATGACAATATTGTAATTGCATCATATGGTACATTTTCACAGGGGGTGAATATTAAAAATTTACATAATGTAGTATTTGCATCACCACATAAGAGTCGTATTAGAAACCTACAATCAATTGGTAGGGGATTGAGAACTACAGAAGATAAATCAGATGTGAATCTATATGATATAGCTGATGATTTTAGAACCAACAATAAGGATAATTACACTTGGAATCACTTTCTAGGTAGGCTAAATATATATGAAGAACAAGAGTTTAACTATACGTTTAAGGTTGTGGACTGGAATGAGTAATTACTATTCCCTATCTGTCCCAGGTAGACACGCTAGTATACCATATTTTTTGGGATTTGTCAAGGCTAATTTAAGGAGAGGTAAAAATGTCATCTGCATGGTCAGTTGATCAAATTAAAAAGGATCACAAGGATAGTAAAAGGGGTTCTATAAATTTTACTGCAGGAATCGACGGATTCGATTATGCTGATACTGCCGATAAGGCTGCAAAGGCAATCAAGACACAAGGAATCGATTTCGAGGGAAACGCAGACACTATTAGTAGAATTCGTAATGCAAAGAAGATTGTATTACTTGAACCACATTTTGCAAGGAAATACTTGCCACTAGGACTTGCAAAAATATCCACATTTGCAAAACGTCATGGGGTTCAGGTAGTATATCAGAGGGATTATAATCCAGTGGGTGAAGATTTGGTGTGTGTTACATCACTGTTTACCTATGATTCTGAGAAAGTACATGATTCCATTAAAGCTGTAAATTTCCTAAATCGTGGGGTTCCCGTGATAGTGGGTGGAGTGTATGCATCCATCATGAGTAAAGCTATAACGGATTTATTTCCTCATGTGACTATATTCAAAGGGTTCTCGAAGGATCTTGATATGAGTCCACCCGATTACGAAGCATATGAACAATGGGGTATGGAGGATCCCTGGAATAAGTTTTCGTTCATTTTTACTACGAGGGGATGTCCACATTTCTGTCCATATTGTGTGGTTTGGAAAATTGAACCAAGAGAGGACAGTGGTGGTTTGTGGGTGAATCCAGAATGGAAGGAACATATTTTGGATGATCGTCCGTATATGATGGTATCAGATAATAATTTATCGTCATTACCTATGGAACATATAGAAGATGTGATCACGTTTGCACATAAGAAGGATAAACGAGTCGTATTTGATAATGGGTTTGATTGTAAGTTCATAACAGATGATCTTGCAGACTTGTTGGGTAAAACCAAATTTGGTAGAACTGGAATGAGACTTGCATTTGATAGGATTGAGGAAGATGGGATATTCCAACCTGCAATTGAAAAATTGAAGAAACACGGAGTACCTAAATCGGCAATAATGTCTTATGTACTGTTCAATTTTGCAGATAAACCACAGGAGGCAAATTATAGAATGACCGAATGTGTCAAGTTGGGAATCAGACCGTATCCAACACGATATTGTCCACTGAACAAACTTGAACGTGGGAATCCATATGTGGGAAAACATTGGACTAAGAACCTTGCAAGGGTTTATCGTGTATTTTGGTTGATGGCTGGATGGTTCAACAAGATGACATTTGAGGATTGGGCAAGAAAAGAAATCGGTGGAAAACAATATAAATTGTTTGATGATGATTGGGATTGTTGGTACACTGGTGCAACTAAACGTTCCTTTAGAGGACATAGAAAACATACTGAAGATGATGCACTTCCCGTTGCTGATCCATTGATTGCAGTAAAGGAGGACATAAATGCAGGAAACCTGGAATCATTTTTTGCAGAAGAAAGTATAACGCCTTGACAAATGACGAAAAATATGGTATAATATGCTATGCCCAATTACGTTGATAATGAAAAATTGTATAATGCTCTTGTAGAGTATAAGAAATTGTGTAGAGTTGCAGAGAATTATGGTGATGAAATCCCATCCATTCCTGAGTATATAGCTGGATGTTTTTTGATGATAGGGGAAGGACTTTCGTCTAAACCCAATTTCATGAATTACACATACAGAGATGATATGGTGATGGATGGGGTCGAGAATTGTATTCGGTATTGTACAAATTTTGATCCAGAGAAGTCCAAGAATCCATTTGCATACTTTACACAAATAACTTATTATGCATTCCTTAGAATAATACAGAAGGAGAAAAAACAATTTTATATAAAACATTTGGTGACTGAGAATAGTGGTATTTTGGAAAATTTGGAGGGTGAGGATGTTATAGTAGAAGTGATAGGAAACAAGGACGTAGAAAGTATTCAAAGAGACTTGAAACGTAGGGCCAAAAAACGACTAAAAGGAAAATCACTTGGTAGTCTTGAAGAATTTATGGAGTAATTAGTGAAAATTGCATTAATAACAGATACACATTTCGGGGCAAGAAATGACAGTGGTGTGATAAGTGATTACATGATGAAATTTTATAGTGATATATTTTTTCCGTATATCATTGACAACGATATAAAAACCATAATACACTTAGGTGATTTAGTAGACAGGAGGAAATATGTTAATTTTGTCACGCTTAATAGTCTTAGGACTGATTTTATTTTTCGACTCCAAGATAGTGGAATCGATACTCATATTATTATTGGCAATCACGACACATACTACAGAAACACAAATAGAATAAATGCAGTAAATGAGTTGTTTGGTGATGCACCATTTATCCATATCTATGATAGACCCGAAACGGTTACTTTTGATGGATTGGATATCTGTTTTATGCCGTGGATTAATCCAGATAATTTAGAGGATTCCATGACGGAGATTATGAATACTCCCGCACAAATCTTGATGGGTCATCTTGAGGTCAGTGGGTTTTCAATGTTTAAAGGTGCGGTATGTAATCATGGGATTAGTAAAAAGACTTTTCAGAAGTTTGATGTTGTGTATAGTGGTCATTTTCATTATAAGAGTGATGATGGGCATATTTACTATTTGGGCTCTCCATACGAAATAATGTGGAGTGATTACGATATAAAAAAGGGGTTTCATACGTTTGATACGGAAAGTCGTGAGTTAAATTTCATAGAGAACCCGTACAAATTATTTAACATGGTCTATTATGATGATACTAATGCAGACCATTTGGATGATGTTATGACTGATTTTCAGTCATATGAGGGAACGTATGTCAAAGTAGTTGTACGAAATAAACAGAATCCTTTTTTCTTTGATAAATTTATAGATGGGTTGTATATGAGTAGTCCACAAAATATTTCCATATTAGAGGGTAGTAACGAGTTGATAGACGATGATGAGATAGTTGATGAAGCAGAGGACACATTGACTATTTTGGAAAAATATGTAGATTCGATGAGTCTCGATGTAGACAAGGGTAGATTGAATAATTTGTTAAAGGATTTATACATCGAGGCACTTGATATAGGATGATAATATTTAATGTAATTAGGTACAAGAACTTTCTGTCTACTGGTTCTAGATTCACTGAAGTATACCTAAACAATACCCGTACTACTTTAGTGTTGGGTGATAATGGGTCTGGTAAATCAACCATGTTGGATGCATTGACGTTTGCATTATTCTCTAAACCATTTCGGAGAATAAATAAACCACAATTGGTGAATTCTATAAACGAAAGGGAATGTGTAGCTGAGGTTGAATTTGAGATTGGTAGTAAGGAATACTTGGTAAGACGAGGTATCAAACCAAGTATTTTTGAAATCTATATCGATGGTCGTTTGATGAACCAAGATGCCAAATCTAGGGATTATCAAGATATTTTAGAAAAACAGGTACTGAAACTCAATTACAAATCATTCACACAGATTATATTGTTGGGTTCCAGTTCTTTTCTACCGTTCATGCAACTCCCATTAAATCATAGACGGGAGATAATCGAAGATCTATTAGATATCCAAGTATTTTCTCTGATGAATCACTTATTGAAAGTTCGTATTGGAGAAAATAGGGGAAATACGATAGATAATAACAACAAACTTGAACTGAACGAAGAAAAAATCAATGTTCAAAAAAAGTATATGAACGAAGTATTGGAGATCAATAATGATAAGATTCAGAAAACCAAAGACAAGATTGCAGAAAATGATCGAAGCACTGAGACACTACTTACCGACAAATCGGAAGCCGAAGAAAAGGTTTCTACTCTTTTAGAGGAATATTCTGGACATTCGGAATGGGAACAAAAAGTATTCAAAATGTATGGGTATCAGGGTAGTATTGAGGGTCAGATTAACAAATTGGAGAAGTCCATTAAGTTTTTTGAACACGAAACCGAATGCCCCAAATGTAAGCAATCTATAGGACTAGAACACAAAAAACCAATAGTTACCGATAACCTTTCACAAGTAGAGGAATTGAAGATCGGAGTAGAGCTCATAGTGAAAGCTATCGATGAAGAAGAGAAACGGGATGATTATTGGGATGATGTGGAGGAATCATTAGAACGTGCAAAGAACTCTGTAAGAAGGATCGAATCCAATATTGGTTCAAATAAATCCATGAATAGAGTCATGCAGGAGGAAATCGAGTATCTCGAAAAGGTAAAGGATAAATCCATAGATGATAATGAACGACTAAAAATTCTGAATGAGGAAAAAACTGAATTTCTTAAACAGAAGGATGTGTTTATGCAGGAGAAATTGTATTATGAAACTGCAAATGAATTATTGAAGGATACGGGTATCAAGACAAGGATAGTCAGACAGTATCTACCTATTATGAATAAGTTGATCAACAAACATTTGTCTGCAATGGATTCTTATTTCGATTTCACATTGGATGAAGAATTCAATGAGGTTATTCGTAGTCGTCATCGTGATGAATTTAGTTATGCATCTTTTAGTGAAGGTGAGAAAATGAGAATTGATCTTGCATTACTATTCACTTGGAGAGCAATTGCAAAATTGAAAAACAGTGCAAATACCAATCTACTTGTGTTGGATGAGGTATTTGATAGTTCGTTGGATTCCACAGGAACAGAGGAATTCATGAAGCTGATCAATAGTTTGGATGATTCTATAAATGTATTCGTAATTTCCCATAAGGGTGATACATTGTATGATCGTTTCGATGAAGTGATTAAATTTGAAAAAGTACAGAATTTTAGTAAGGTGGTGTGATAATGGAACAACCAAGAATATCAGGAGTATTTGCAGATCCAGTAGTACAGAGAAAATTTAGAGATCCAACAAAATCAGAACAGAACAAATACGAAGAATTGTTTGTTTGTGAATGTTCAGACAATACAGGTAATCTAAGGTCGGTTGATAGTTATATTTTTAGAAATAATCCAGAATTGAGTGAGATACATGATTTTTGTGTGAGTTCAATAAATGAAATGGTACGAGAAATATATAAACCAGTCAATGATTTGAAGTTCTATATCACACAGTCGTGGTTGAACATAACCAATACAGGTGGATTTCATCACGAACACTCCCACCCGATTAGTCTTGTTAGTGGGGTATTCTACATTTCTACCGTCAAGGACGATAGGATACGTTTTCACGATGATTCCTACCATAATAGATACCTACAACAATTCCCAACAGAGGATTACCAATCATTTAATTCCTCTATGTTTTGGTTTGAGGTACAGGAACAGGAACTTGTGATGTTTCCATCCTATTTAAGACATAGTGTACCTCGAAATGAAACTAAACAGACTAGGGTAAGTCTATCATTCAATACATGGGTAGAAGGTACTCTTGGTTCTGAAATAAATTTAACTGAATTGATATTGGAATAGTTGGTACGGAAATTGCAGCTGTATAAGTGAGGTGATAAATAGATGTATATGAGATACACTTTAGATGATGTCAAAAAGTCATCAGATAGAAAATTATTTAATGTAGTTTCGTTATTTGCAGGTGGGGGTGGAAGTTCTATTGGTTACAAACTTGCTGGTGGTGAGATCCTACTCATCAACGAGTTCCAACAAATTGCAGTCGATACTTACCTCGAAAATTTCCCAGATACTAAAACCATAGTGGGTGATGTCCGTGAAGTAAAAGGATCGGATATACTCAATATGACAGGATTGGATGTTGGTGAACTTGATATATTGGACGGGAGTCCTCCATGTCCTGCATTTTCATCTACTGGAACTGCTTGGGGTAGACAAAAACCCAAGATGAAAAAGATGAAAAATTTAGAAGGAGAGGAAGTTGAGGTAGAAGTTAGAGAACTAGAACACAGTACCGAATGGGATAGAGTTAGGGAACATTATGGTAAAAAACAAACAATAGATGATTTAACTATGGAAATGGTAAGGTTGATAGTAGAAATACAACCGAAAGCTTGGGTCTGTGAAAATGTGAAGGGTATGACGCATAAATATGCAGATAAAAAATTCAAACAAATAATAAATGCATTAAACGATAGAATTAGGAAAGGATTTTATGATGGATCTCATGAAATTCTGAATGCAGCTGAACACGGAGTACCCCAAAGTAGAAAACGTGTTTTTATGGTAGGGGTCAGAGAAGATATAAGGATTAGATCGGATCGGTCATGGTTGAATGTGAATTCTATGGTATTTCCTGATCCTAATAGGAAAAGACCAACTTTGAGGGATGGTATATATGATTTATTAGACGATGAGGAAAACATGAAGGAGGCACAAATATTATGTGATGATATGAAAACCAAAACCAAATATGAATGGATGCAATTGATGCCAAAGGACATACCTGTTGATCAAACGTATGTTGCAGTTGGTGATTATTGTTATGCGGAGATGGAACGTAGGTATAAACAAGATCCAGTAAACAATCCGAAACCGAAGAATTCACATTTTCAGTCTAGGAGAACTCCCTGGGATTTACCATCACATACTTTATCGGAAACGGGATTGCAGACGAGTCTTGCAGTTCATCTACACCCAAGAGAGGATAGAGGTTATACGACTAAAGAAGCGATGAGATTAATGACTTTACCAGAGGATTTCAAATTGGTTGGAACCCTGAATGAGAAACTTGCGAGGATAGGCCTTATGGTTGCACCTATGCAAATGAAATGTATTGCAGATAATATTTATCAACAATTTTTGAAGGAGAAGTAAAAGTGCAAATTACTAAACAAACCATTGATATATTGAGAAATTTTTCTATGGTTAATAGTTCAATATTGATTAATCCAGGACAAGAATTAAAAACGGTATCTGATATGAAAACCTTACTTGCAAGGGCAACTGTGACGGAAGAATTTCCAACACAGTTTGCAATTTATGATTTACCACAATTCTTGAATGTGGTTACTTCACCAACTTATCAAGGTGCAGATTATGCGTTTAAAGATGATTCTGTCAACATTACCTTGAATGGATCATCTTGTGAATATTATTATGCAGATGAAACTACAGTAGTCACACCGACAAAGGATATAAGGATGCCCGAAGGTGAAATTACTTTTGAGTTGACAGATGAACAGATACAGACTGTACGAAATATGGCATCTATTCTTTCGACACCAGATCTTGCTTGTGTGAGTGAGGGTGGATCTACATATCTCAATGTTTTAGATAAGAAGAATGATAAATCGAATAATAATAGATTAGAAGTGGGTGATGGTAATGGTACAAGTTATGAAATGTATTTCAAGATGGAAAATCTGAAACTTTTGAAGGGTGATTATATAGTGGATATTTCTTCCAAGAATATTAGTCACTTTGCACATAAGAATTTGGATTTGGAGTATTGGATTGCATTAGAACCAGATTCCACATATGATATAGTACATGATGAAGTAGAAGATCATGAAAATGAACTAACTGATTCGTTGGGGGATGAATAATATATGAGAGAAGAATTTCTTTGGGTAGAGAAATATAGACCCAAAACTATAGATGAATGTATACTCGCGGAAGGTCTTAAAAAGACTTTCCAAGAGTTCGTGGACAATAAAGAAATTCCAAATTTACTATTAACGGGAACAGCTGGTATTGGAAAAACTACAGTTGCCCGAGCATTATGTGAGGAAGTTGGATGTACTTATATAGTTGTTAATGGATCTAACGAGGGTAGACTTATAGATACTCTACGAACAAAAGTAACTGAATTTGCCTCTACTATTTCATTGATGGGTGGTAGTGGTCGAAAGGTGGTGATATTAGATGAAGCAGATTATTGCACTCCAAATGAAGTTCAACCAGCTCTTAGGGGGTTTATCGAAGAATTTAGTAACAATTGTAGTTTTATTTTCACTTGCAATTTTGCCAATAGGATTATTGCTCCTTTGCACTCACGTTGCAGCGTCATTGAATTCCGCCTCGAAAAGGGGGAAACTCAGAGGATTGCTCAGGAATTTATGAGTAGAGTCCAATGGATTCTTGAAAAAGAATCTGTGACTTGGGATAACAAAATTATCGCAGAGGTAATTATGAAATGGTTACCTGATTGGAGAAGGGTACTCAACGAATTGCAACGATTTTCTACAAGTGGTACTTTGGAGTATGAAATATTAGAAGAAATTTCGGATGATAAGTTTAATAAACTGATTGATATTCTGAAAGAAAAACGATTTTCTGTCATGAGACAGTGGGCAGTAGATAACTTGGATCATGATCCTCCGATTCTATATAGAAAATTGTATGATTCTATTCTTGAAAAAATACCACCAGAACACATTCCGAATGTTGTTCGTGTTATTGGTGATTATTCTTATAAATCTGCATTTGTAGCAGATCAGGAAATAAATTTTGTTTGTTGTTTATTGGACATAGCAGACAAATGTGGGTATCTGTAATGAAAAAAGTCATAGGAAATGATTTATGGGGAGATGAAGTAGTTGTAGAGGAAGACGAAGAAAAATATAAAATTGGATGGGAATTGTTAGATTATTGGAAAGCTATCACACAGACCAAAGAAAATATTATGGAAAGTGGTTTCAATTGGGATGGTAGGGTAGAAAAGGATTATAAACCATTCTATGTGAATAGAAATTTGTCTAATCATATCGATCATGTACATGATGCAAATGAAATGAATGGTCAATCCCATTTACCACATAAACTCCAATTTGATTATTTTATAAATACTATTGAAAAGGGGTATCTAAACCTTAAATCATGGACAAAACCAACAGAACTTGAAAGACTTGAATTGGTTAAGGAATATTATAAATATGGAAATGTTAGAGCCAAAGAAGCATTAAAATTGTTGACCGAAGCTCAATTACTCTATATTGAATATAAATCTAGAAAAGGTGGTACGAATGAATGAATGAGACTATTGAAAATATAGTTGAAAATTTAGTGGAGGTGGAACTTGCAGAACCAGATGATTTTCTAAAAGTAAAGGAAACTTTAGGTAGAATTGGAATTGCATCTAGAAAGGAACAGAAATTATATCAATCTTGTCATATTCTGCATAAGCAAGGTCGTTATTATATAGTACACTTTAAGGAATTATTTTTATTGGATGGTAAACCTTCTGATTTGTCTGAGAATGATATTGCACGAAGGAATACCATAACGAATTTATTGGTCGAATGGGGATTGGTAAAGTTAATTGAAGATGATCCATTGGATCCCGTTGCACCTATGAATCAAGTCAAAATACTTAGGTTTGATGAGAAGGATGAATGGGAATTAGTAGTGAAATATAATATAGGAAAAAAATAAAAAATGAGTTCAGTATTGAGTAAAGAGAAGATTGTATTTATGGATATAGCTGGGAATTCAGATATGAGATATCGTGAGATAGTAACACGATGGATGCCAAAAACACTCACTGTGATGCACGATAGTGAAAGGTTGTCTGAATTGGAATCAAAATTGGATATAAATAAACACACAGTCTATACAATAGTAAAAGATCCGTTCAAACGTGCAGTTGATGTCTGGAGGAAACACTATTCGGATGTACTGAATAATGGATCAAATTATTTTCCTGTGGGTGAATCGTTTGGTAAGTCGTTGGGATTAATCAAACAGGGAGACTTACACCAAGTAGAACTTGGTTCAGGTTTGAATCCAGGATATATCCAACAGAATTTATTCCTTAAGAATGAATCGGATTGTGAGGTCTATTCCATGAAAGAGGAAAGTATTTATACGGAGTGGAGTAAATTTATCAAGGATTTGGAAGATGAACATTTCTTGTTTCTACCAAATTCCACCATAGACGAAATTACAGAACTGTCTACAATAAAGACCGATGCACTTACAAGTGATGACGATTACAAATCGTATTACGATGCAAAAACTATTGGGTTGGTTGTAGATATGTATCAAAAGGACTTTGAGTTGTACGAGTATGATACCAAGTTGGTATGATTCTTGCAGCTTAAGGAGTAGTGGGAAAATTGGTTTCTCACATATATAAATGGGTTGGTCTTACGGGACAACCAAAATAATCTTGCTAAATAGGAGATAAAAATGACTAGTATATTTCAACAACTTAACAAATACGATCCTCACTTTGTAGGGTTTGATAGATTGTTCAATCGGCTAAATGCGTTTGAACTCAATCCGACAAGTGGTGGGAATTATCCACCATATAATATCATCAGAGATGGTGATAACTACACAATCGAACTTGCAGTTGCTGGTTTCAATGATGACGAAATTGAAGTAGTCCATGAACCAGAACAAGGTCGTTTGGTTGTAACTGGATCTAATGATCGTGAAGGTGTTGATTACTTACATCAAGGAATTGCATCAAGGACTTTCAATAGGACTTGGAATGTATCTGATACCATTGTTGTAAGTGGTGCAGATTTATCCGATGGGATTCTTAGGATCGAATTGGAGAATGTGGTTCCTGATGAGAAGAAACCAAAAGTTATTTCAATTGGTAAAGGTGGGAAAATTGCAAAAAGTAAAAAAGAATTACTCACCGAATAAGTTGAAAGTATAATCGAGTGGGGTAGGGGAAATCTCTACCCCATTTTTATGTGGAGAGAATGTGGAAAAGTTTTATACAAATATACACAACATAGGAAGTAAAATCTTAGTACGGACTATCGAGGATGGTGAACGGATTCAGTTTGAGGAAGAATTCAATCCCACACTTTTTATAAGGACTGATCAACCGACCAAATTTAGGACACTCGATGGTGTTGCCGTAGACTCTATAAAACCTGGAACTATTAAGGATTGTCATGAATTTATCAATACATACAAAGGTACTGATTTTCCTGTTTATGGTTATAGAGAATGGACACATCAGTATATAAGTAAGGAATTTGAGGACTGTGAATGGGATATAGAGAAAATACGAGTATGTACACTTGATATTGAAACGGAATCTGAAAATGGGTTTCCAGATACGAGAGAAGCCAATGAACGAGTAAATGTGATCACATTGAAGGATAGTTTGACTAATCAAATCTATTCCTTTGGATTGGGAAAACACAGAGTAACGAAGGATAATGTCAAGTATTTGGAGTGTGAGACTGAAAAGGAATTATTAGAAAAATTCCATGAATTGTTTAGGGTATTGAAACCTGATGTGGTAACGGGATGGAATGTCAAGTTTTTTGATATGGCTTATCTCATTCGGAGAATGGAAAATCTGTTTGGGAAACCATTTACTCGAAAATTGTCACCATTTGGTTTCATGAAAGAAAAGAACATAAAAGTTCATGGTCGAGAACAACTTGCATATATCGTTTTTGGAGTTGCAACTTTAGATTACATGGATTTGTATAAGAAGTATACCTACACTCAACAAGAAAAATATACATTGGATCATATTGCATTTACTGAATTGGGTGATCGGAAATTGTCATACGATGGTACTATGAAGGATCATTATACCAACGATTTTGATAATTGGGTAGCTTATAATATACAAGATGTCGAACTTGTTGATCGGTTGGATGATAAGTTGAAACTTATAGAATTGATATGTCAAATGTCATATGATGCGGGAATCAACTATGAGGAAGCATTCTCACAAGTTAGGACATGGGATGCATTGATATTCAATCATCTACGGAAAAGGAATATAGTGATTCCACCGTTGAATGAAACTATCAAATCTGAAAAATATCCTGGTGGGTATGTAAAGGATATCCCAGAGAAGGGTATTTCTGCGGATTGGATTGTATCGTTTGATTTGAATAGTCTATACCCACATTTGATTATGCAGTACAATATATCACCAGAAACATTGAGAGAGGATTTACCACAATTTACTACCCAATCGGATCATCCAGTTACTGAGATGTTGGATGGGGTTCTGTTACCTGATTTGGATAAACACGATGATATCGTCATGGCTGCATCTGGATATATGTTCAGTGGGAAAGTCAGAGGATTTCTACCAGAATTGATGGAGAAGATGTATGATGAAAGGGTAGATGCAAAAGACAAGATGATGGAGTCCATCAAGAACAATAGGACTCAAGATATTGCAAAGTTCAATACGATACAGATGGCTCGTAAAATTGCACTCAATAGTGCATATGGTGCATTAGGAAACCAGTATTTCCGATATTTTGATCTGAGGTTGTGTACATCGATTACTCTATCGGGACAACTTTCCATCCAATGGGTTGAACGGAAGATAAATAAATATTTGAATGGGTTACTTGACACAGAGGACAAGGATTATGTAGTTGCAGTTGATACTGATGCAGTATATGTTACATTGGGTGATTTAGTATCTAAATTGTTTGATGATGACACGGAATCAAATGTGATAATTGATTTCTTGGATAAAGCTTGTAGGGATAAGATAGAACCTTACATCGATGAGTGTTTTGAAGAACTTGCAGATTATATGAATGCATACCAACAAAAAATGATTATGAAACGGGAGGTGATTGCAGAAAAGGGTGTATGGACTGCAAAGAAACGTTATGTATTGAATGTATGGGATAATGAAGGGGTTAGGTATGAGGAACCTAAGATAAAAATAATGGGGATTGAAGCTGTTCGGAGTTCGACTCCTGCAACTTGTAGGGAGAAGATTTTGGATAGTATGTCGATCATTATGAATGGTACAGAGGACGAACTTATGGAGTATGTATCTGAGTTCAGAGAGGAATGGAAGGATCTTGCAGTAGAGGATATTGCATTTCCACGATCAGTGAATGGTCTGTCTAAATATTTTTGTCCGAAGGATGGGTATCAAAAGGGTACACCGATTCAAGTAAAGGGTTGTTTGATATACAATCGGTTACTGAAAAGGGATAAACTTGTGGATTATCCAATTATACGAGATGGGGAAAAGATACGATTTACCTATTTGAAAGAACCAAATCCAGTTGGGGATAAGGTTATAGGTATGCTCACAGAACTTCCTACAGAATTTGGATTGAAGAAGTATATAGACTACGATCTTCAATTCGAGAAAGCATATTTAGATCCACTCAAGTCCGTTTTGAGCGTGATTGGTTGGAATTATGAGAAACAAACATCATTAGAAGATTTTTTTGTATGAGGTGGAAAAATGAGAGTGCATGAATTGGCAAAAGAGTATAAGGTTACTTCAAAGGAAATTATTGAAACTTTGAAGGCAAATGGGGAAGAAGTAAAAAGTCATTTGAGTGGTTTGACGACTGACCAGATAACTAAATTGGGATATATCATGCAGTCGGGTGATACCATAGTCGAAAAGGAATATAAGGAAGAACTTGCAGAAGATGACGATTACGACGAAAAAGGCCCAATCGATTTCGATGAACAAGTTGCAGAGGAAAACGGTACTGAACTGAGTATGGAACCTGAAAAAGATGATTGGACTTTAGGTTCTGGGGATGTGGTTGTTGAAGGGGATAAGATTGGTATTGATCCCGAAAAAATTCAAGAGGCAGTTGAAAGTAATGTAAAGGCTGCAGCCGATGCAAGGGAAAAATATGCAGAAACGGTTGATGCAATAACAAAAGATCCAGAGGGTTGGGCGAATTTAAATGTAACAGAGGATTGGGATCCTGATAAAAATGATGGACAACCCGATGATGAGGAAGGAACTGATTCTGAATTGAGTTTTGGTCAAAAAGCCTTTGCAAAGGCAAAAGCAGAAGAAACTCCAGTAGATGAAATTGCAGAGGTAATAGTCGAAAAACCCAAAGGTGTTTGGGGTTGGTTTATAGGGTTGTTTTCATAAGGAGAGGTAAAAATGGATGAATTTCTTGACACTTTAGTCAAAAATTTGGGAGATGAACATACCACTATAGTTGCAGATAAGAAGTCGTCGGCAGAATTTAGTGGAACGATAGATACGGGTTCATATGTATTGAATGCCGTACTATCGGGTAGTTTGTTTGGCGGAGTTCCTAATAATAAGATAACTGTATTTGCAGGTGAAACTGCAACAGGAAAAACGTTTTTTGTCTTGGGTGTTATTGATCAATTTTTGAAGGACAATCCGAAAGGTGGTGTGATATATTTCGATACGGAAAGTGCTGTTACAGATGAGATGATGCAAGTTAGGGGGATTGACACTACGAGAGTAGTAAAATCTGAACCTGATACCATCCAGAAATTCAGACATACGGCACTTTCTGTTATTGATAATTATCTTGAACAAGATGAAGATGTCCGTAGACCATTTATGATGGTGTTGGATAGTCTTGGTCAGTTGTCGTCAACGAAGGAAATTGAAGATACTGCAAAGGGTGAAGAAACCAGAGACATGACAAAGGCACAAGTACTGAAGGCAACATTTAGGGTACTGAATTTGAAACTTGCAAAGGCTGGAATACCTTTGTTGGTCTGTAATCATGTGTATGATGTGGTAGGTTCATATATACCACAAAAAGAGATGTCTGGTGGTTCTGGTTTGAAATACTCTGCATCAACTATACTGAATTTGACCAAACGAAAGGAACGGGTAGATACAGAAGTAATCGGTAATATTATCAAGTGCAGGACAGAAAAAAGTCGATTGTCAAAGGAGAATAAGGTAGTCGAGGTATTATTGACATATGAACGTGGACTTGATAGGTAT